TCTACCGTTTTGTATACGTGTCCAGCTAATCACGAAGCAGATATAGGTTTACTACTGTTATCTAACAATAATGCTGCAGCTAAAAAAGTTTACCTTCAATACTACCACGCTGACAATACTACATATTATTATGTATTAAAGGCTCACTCGATTGCAGCTAATTCTTCTTATAGTGTAATAGATAGTAGTACATTACACCTTCATGCAGGGGATAAAATAACTCTCTACGGTGAAACTACAAATACAATACAAGCTACTGCTTCAATAAAAGAATATTTTAACCCTAATAGACCCTAACAGACCTTAAATGCATAACGGGGTTGCAATAATAACATTTTTATGATATAACTAAATGTGATATAACTTCCTTAGTCATTAAAAAGGAGTTATTCAAATGATCAGAAAACTAATAAACACATATAGAACATACACATCTAACAAAACAGCTTACAGGCAACTAATGAATATGACAGACAGGCAACTAAGAGACTTAGGTATTTGTCGTGGTGACATTAAAAGATTAACAATAGGGGGATAACAATTATGGATTGGATTAAAGGAAGACTAAAAGAACCTTCAAGCTACCTTGCAATTGCTATAGGTGGTGTAGGTTTAGGTATACTATTTAGTAACCCTCTATTAACGTGGGCAGGTATTATTTGTGGTATCTTTGGCTTAGTGCTAAAAGAAAAAGGTGGGGTAGAATAACATGGCTTACATTAAAAGATTAGTAAGGTCACTACTTAATATGCCGTGTAATTGTTGCGATAAATGTCAGTGTGGTAGCTAAGATGAAGGGCGTACCTCATTACCTCCGCGACGGAACAGAACACAAAGGTGGTATGCATAAAATGGATGATGGTACATTGCATTCAGGTAAAGCACATACTAAATCTAGTAAACGTTTGTATCACTTTAAAGACTTATCTAAAACGGCACAAGCTAAAGCTAGACCTAAAAAGAAAGCAAAGAAATAACATGGCAGCTAAAAAAGGACTATACGCTAATATGAATGCTAGAAAAGCAAAAGGTATTAGTAGACCTAAATCTAAAAGTACTGTATCACCTAAAGCCTACGCTAATATGAAAGAAGGTTTTCCTAAAGCTAATAAAGGTATGTACGTTAAGAAGATGAAGAAATAATAACTATGGCTAGACAATTAACTGAAAACCAACAAAACTTCTTAGAGGTACTCTTTGATCAAGCAGCAGGTGATGTAGTCCTAGCTAAAAAGCTATCAGGTTACAGCGACAATACACCTACACGTATTATAGTTGAGTCACTCAAAGAAGAAATCATGGACGCTACACGTTCTTATTTTGCTAGAACAGCTCCTCGTGCTGCCTTTGCTTTAGGTAACGCTATGAATGACCCTACTGAGTTAGGCATAAAAGAAAAAATGGTAGCAGCTAAAGATTTACTAGATAGAGCAGGATTAACTAAGACGGACAAAGTAGACATACAAGCAGCTAGTGGTGTATTTTACTTACCCCCTAAAGAAGGTGCAAATGAATAATGGCCCCTCGTAATTATAAACAAGAGTATAAAACTCAGAAAGCCAGAAAAGAACACGCAGGTAGGATGGAACGCCAAAGAGCTAGACGTGCTTACGATAAAGGTGGTATTAACCGTACAGGTTTAGATGTAAGCCACAATAAGATGATAAAGAACGGTGGTAAAAACAAAGACGGTGTAAGACTAGAAAGCCCCTCTAAAAACAGAAGCAGGAACGGTCAATCTAAAAAGAAAAAATAGTATATGTATTTACAAAAAGATTGGCTAGGCTTTTGGGAATTACCTAAACCTGACAAAGGTAAAGAGCGAGAATGGCATACAATAGTGCGTATTAGTCGCACAGTGCCTTACGGATACGAGTTAGATAAAATTAATGACAAGTTATTACAGCCTATTATAGTAGAACTAGAGGCATTAGAGCTTGCTAAACGCCATTTAAAACAGTACTCTTATAGAGATGTAGCTATTTGGTTAACAAAACAAACAGATCGCTACATTTCAGGTGAAGGTTTAAGAAAGCGAATAGCAATTGAACAAAAACGTAAGAGAACAGCTTCAATTAAACGCAACATTGCCAGAAGGCTCGAAGAAACGCTTGCGGAAATCCAGAAACTCGAAGAAAAAGGTATCGGCAGCTACTCCACCCAAGAAAATACAACCTAAAGTAGTACCAGCTACGCCTATAGCAGCTGATCCACCCGTAGAAGACCTTCAAAACATAGTTTTTTCACCTAATGCAGGGCCACAAACAGACTTTTTATCTTCTTCTGAGCGAGAAGTGCTATATGGAGGCGCAGCAGGTGGTGGTAAGTCATACGCGATGCTTGCAGACCCCTTACACGGCTTAAATAACGCTAATTTCAGCGGATTGTTAGTACGACACACAACTGAGGAACTACGTGAGCTTATACAGAAAAGTCAAGAGTTATACCCTAAAGCTATACCAGGCATTAAGTGGTCTGAACGAAAAAGTCAGTGGGTTTCTCCTAGAGGTGGTAGATTATGGATGTCGTACCTCGATAAAGACATGGACGTTATGCGTTATCAAGGTCAGGCTTTCAATTGGATTGGTTTTGACGAACTTACACAATGGAGTTCTCCTTACGCTTGGAATTATATGAGATCAAGGCTTAGGAGTGCACACTCTGCTGAGTTAGGTTTGTATATGAGAGCAACTACCAACCCAGGAGGTGCAGGACATCAATGGGTTAAGAAGATGTTTATAGATCCTAGCCCAGCTAAAGATCCTTTTTGGGCTACAGACATAGAGTCTGGTGATACAATAATATATCCTAAAGGGCATAGCCGTGAAGGAGAACCACTATTTAAACGTAGGTTTATACCTGCTAGTTTGTTTGATAACCCTTATTTATCTCAGGGTGGTGATTACGAAGCGATGCTTCTCTCATTACCTGAACACCAACGTAAGCAATTACTAGAAGGTAACTGGGATGTAAATGAAGGTGCAGCATTTCCTGAGTTTAACCGTAACATACACGTAGTAGATCCTTACAGTATACCTAAGAGTTGGACTAGATTTAGAGCGTGTGACTACGGATACGGAAGTTGGACAGGTGTAGTTTGGATGGCAGTAAGTCCATCAGAACAACTAGTCGTATATAGAGAGATGTATGTCACTAAAGTTACAGCTACTGATTTAGCTGACATGATACTAAACGAAGAAAAAGAAGATGGTACAATTAGATACGGTGTATTAGACTCTTCTTTGTGGCACAACAGAGGTGATACAGGACCAAGCCTAGCTGAACAGATGAACATGAAGGGTTGCAGATGGCGTCCTTCAGATAGAAGTAAAGGTTCTCGTGTTTCAGGTAAAAACGAAATACATAGAAGGTTACAAGTTGATGAGTTTACAGAAGAACCTAGATTAGTGTTTTTCTCTTCTTGCACAAATACAATAGCGCAAGTACCTAGTTTACCTTTAGACAAGCGTAACCCTGAAGATGTAGATACACACGCAGAAGACCACTTATATGATGCCCTACGTTATGGTGTTATGACTAGACCTAGAAGTTCTTTATGGGATTTTAATCCTGATACACAACGCTCTGGCTTCCAAGCGTCAGATACAAAATTTGGATATTAAAACATGGCTGAAAATGAAGATTTAGACTATAATATGGAATCAGATGAATCCTCTTTTATTGCAGACGTTAAAAATTCTGACATGGATGATGATCCTTCTGTAGGTAAAATAGCTAGTTTTGTTCAGGGTAGGTACTCTAAAGCAGAAGATGCTCGACAAAAAGATGAACAAAGGTGGTTACAAGCTTACAGAAACTACAGGGGTTTGTATGGTCCTGATGTACAATTTACAGACACAGAGAGATCCCGTGTATTTGTTAAAGTAACTAAGACTAAAACGCTAGCTGCTTACGGTCAGGTAGTAGAAGTATTGTTTGGTAATTCTAAATTTCCCCTTAGCGTAGATCCTACCTCATTACCTGAAGGTGTAGCAGAAAGTGTTCACTTTGATACAAATCCTGAATCAAAAGATGAGGCTCTAGAAGCCCAAAAGAAAGCATTTAATAGACCTACATTCTCTCCTGAAAATGAATTACAACCAGGTGATACTTTAGACTCTATACGTGATCGTTTAGGTGCAATGAAAGACAAACTATCTCCTGTAGAAGATAAACTTTCAGAAGGTCCAGGAACGTTACCTACTAGTGTTACTTTTCATCCTGCATTAGTTGCAGCTAAAAAGATGCAAAAGAAAATACACGATCAACTAGAAGAGTCTGGAGCTAATAAACAACTAAGATTAACTGCATTTGAGTTAGCTTTGTTTGGCACAGGTATAATGAAAGGCCCTTTTGCTATATCTAAAGAGTACCCTAACTGGGATGAAGAAGGCGAGTACAACCCTACTATAAAAACTGTTCCGTCTACTAGTAATGTATCTATATGGAACTTTTATCCTGACCCTGATGCATCTAACATGGATGAAGCTGAGTATGTAGTAGAACGCCATAAAATGTCTCGTTCTCAAATGAGAGCATTAAAAAATAGACCATTCTTTAGAAAGAACGCAATAGATTCCGCATTAAACATGGGTGAGTCCTACACTAAAAAGTGGTGGGAACAATCTATGGAAGAAGCAGAGCATGGTTCACAAGCTGAAAGATATGAAATACTAGAGTTCTGGGGTTTCGTAGATAGAGAAATACTAGAAGAACACGAAATAGACATACCTAAAGAGTTAAAAAACGCAGAACAACTAAACGTAAACATATGGATATGTAATAACGAAGTACTACGTTTAGTTATGAACCCCTTCAAGCCTTCCTATATTCCGTACTACGCTGTACCTTATGAGGTATCACCGTATAGTTTCTTCGGTGTAGGCATAG